ATCGGTTACGGAAAACCTATATACATAGGTTAGTAGTGGGTTTGGTAACCCAATCCATATTTTTTCCTTTAATTCTACCATTATGTCAATGAACTCATTTTTTTTAATCTTCTGGATAATCTCTATCATCTTGATAGGATTTTAAATTTGCATTTTCAATCCTAAGACGGCGTATTTCATCCTCCAATTCTTTTTTATCCTCAATATGACCAACTACCATTTCGTAGCCAATCTCAATCAGATCGGTTTCAGTTTCTGTTAAATCATTTCTGTCAATTAATAATCGACTCAATACTTCTTCATAATACTGATCTTTAAGCGACTTGTTATGTAACATACGCATTTTTTTTGTGGGGCGGGGTGGAATCGAACCACCGACACGCAGATCTTCAGTCTGCTGCTCTACCAACTGAGCTACCGCCCCAATTATTTAACAATTTATCGGAATGGGTGTTACGGTTTTGAGTAAAAATCAAATGTAAGTTGTTTGCTGTAGACATTCCCAAATTGTTTTTTTATACTTCGTTTCCGAAATATTTTGCAAAGATAAGACATTTATTTTTAATGTGCAAATCTTTTTTTATTTTTTTTTCAAAGAACTAATTTTCTACTTCGTTTCCGAAATATTTTGCAAAGATAAGACATTTATTTTTAATGTGCAAATCTTTTTTTTTGTAGGGTGAGCTGGACTCGAACCAACGACATCTTCCATGTAAGGGAAGCGCTACTACCAACTGAGCTATCACCCCATTTTTTTATACTTCGTTTCCGAAATATTCTGCAAAGATAAAGCATTTATTTTTAATGCGCAAATCTTTTTTTTATTTTTTTTTCAAAGAACTAATTTTTATCCCGTTTTCGAAATATTTTACAAAAGTAAGTAATATTTTTTTAATATCCAAATTTTTGCAAAAAAAAAAGTCCAAACTTTTTATGGTTTGGACTTCTAATGTTTTGTTTTGTTTTCTATTTTATATATCTAACTATAACATAACGAAGCCCCTAGTGATTCTTGATCACCTCCAAATAGCTTATTCGTTAAATTTATAATCCTTTTCATTGAAAATTTTATTATTTTGTTATAAATATAGACAAGTTTTAGAAAAAGTCAATTATTTTTAAATTATTTTTTCAAAATAAAGAACTTTTTTTGAAAATTTTAAACTTTCTTTAATTGGTTCACCATATAAACCCTTGTATTTACTGGCTTTACCATAATTTAGTATTATTACTTCCAAGTCATTAACCAAACACAAAAAAATAACATCTTTTTTTGTTGGATTGGTTGTTAATTGATCTTCTTTTTGAAAAGACCAACTAACACCATACTTTTCGGCTTGTTCAATTGATTGTGATTTAACATGAATATCATAACCAACTATTTTTAAATCAGCATCAAAAGATTTATTTTTTTTATCATAAATTTTTAGATCTGGTTCTTCTAATTTGTGTTTTTGACTTAAATATTTATACACACCAAATTCAGCAACTTTACCAATAATAATATCATTAAGAATTTTATGAACTCTATTTTGATTTCTTCTAGAATATTCATCTAAATTTGTTTCAATAGAGTCATGTGCAAATTGAACACATTTTAAATAATCGTCTAAAGCAATATTAATTACTATTCTTTCCATTTTTATCTACAAAAATTATCAGCAGCTGTTGACGCAGCCCATGCGTTTGGTTTTCCAACCGCATCATAACCCATTGATTTAACATAACCGATACCAGCTTCATATAACTGATTTGATTTGTTCGATTGTTTTGAGTTATAATCAATATGTAATGTTATTTTTTTATCGATATCTTTAATTATCTCAGCAACCTCAATAGATTTTTCTACCTCTAACCACAATCTACTGTGCATGCTATTTGATCTTGGTTCTTGTTCTTTATTATATATAACATGCACACCCTTACCAATCTCATACATACATATTGTGGTTACGTAGTTTGTTTTACCATTTATTTCTTGTGAATCACAACCTATGTAAATTTCACTATCTTGGTGTATTGATATCCAATTTTTTACATATTCTAATATATCTTCTATTTTTTTACCTTCTTTATTTTTAAATACTCTCATCTCAATTAAATTTAATATTCAAATGTTGTAAAACCCATTTTATTGTTTGAGTCTTTAACAAAATTAATATGCTGCGCTCTACCATCTTTATGTATAATAACGTGTGATTGTAACCATGAACTCGCTCCACTATTATAACCCATTCTTAGTTTGGTTGATGTGCCGACAGCTAATGCACCATCTTTTCTACCTGGTGTGTGGTAGTGTCCAACGATAATTTTGGTGTTCAAATTTCTAAATTGATTTAGTGAACCTCGACTACCATTTGTACCATAATCACCATGTTGACCCAATTCCCAGTTTTTAACACGATATGAATCACTTCTACCTAATGTTATGAATTTAGGGAATTTTTCATTTATTAATGCTGGTATTACTCCTTTAACTTTATGTGGTGTTTTTTCATATTGTTCCAATAATAAATCAGATAATTTCATATAAAGTCTGGAATTTTTATAGGTTGGTTGTTTCTTCCAATCACCATTCTTTAACCATCTATCCAAAAAATCATCATGATTACTTCTAACAATAACAACATTTTTATAATTAACAAAAGCTGTTAAACCCACCATCATAATATCTAATTCTTTACCAAGGTCATTGGTGCCATTCATTTCTTTAGCATATTGAACGAATGGGTCGTTCATTTCGTGGTGATTTATTGACATACCATCAAATACATCATGTAAAATAACATGATTTGGTTTAATATCAGCTAACATCTCGTGGGTAGAATCAATCACACCCTGGTCATGATTACCATAATGCATATCACCAAAAACAATAGCCTCAATTTCATTTACTTTACTAACAACACCATTATCGACTTTATAATATAAATCACAGAAAGAACCATTTTTATCATCAGCCGTTACTTGTCTAAAATAAAATGTTTCATTATCTTTTATTTCAACAATAGTAAAACCATATGTGTGGTGAAATTCACCCTTTTTACCTGATTTTGAATCAGTATAATTCTTTTTTGTTACCGATCCAGTTGTAACCATAGCTTTTGGTTTATTACCTTCAAGTACTGGGATCATCTCTAATTGAACCTTTGGTGCACCAAAGACACATGAATTAATACCACTAACACCCTGTAAACCACTCATTGGGTTCGTTGCTGTTGGTTGTATTTTAATATCAGACATGATTGATAAGTATTTATGTACATCGTGTCTATTAGCATCTAAATATTCAACAACTTTTTTATCCCAATGTTCTTCTTGTTCATCACTAAATACTGATGTTGGGTTTTTATATCTACCAGCTATCACATGTATATCAGCATCAATGACTTGAGCATATGCTTTGATATTCTCAAAAAATCGTTCGTGTATTGGTGTATTATTTTGTGCCCATGTAATAATAAAACGATCTTTATCTTTATCTAATTTTCTTTTTTTCGCCATCTCATATTGTTCTGAAACAATATCAACTTTTTCTTTAAATCCTAATTTCTCTGAACACCATTTTCTAACGGTTCTTTCAGATTTACCAAATAAATCCGTTAATTGTTTCATTCGGTCATCCCAAGTGATTTCTTTATTTAAATATATATTCCTAGCTTTATCGATTTGTTCGTTTGTTAATTCTTTAAAATTCATATTATATTTTATTTTTTAAATTAGTGTCCATTTTATTGTAAAGATTCTCAAATTTAATTACCATTTCTTCATGTGAATCAATTAAAATATTTATATTTGATAACCCTCGTAACCAAGTTCTGATAATGTGTGTTTTATCTTCAGAATCACCTGGTATATTTTTAAGGTTTAATATAACTGGTTCAACCATTTGCATTAAATCTCTTTGCATTTCAATAATTTCTGCTCTTTTTATTGATATCTCCGATTGTATTTTTACTAACTCATTTAAAGTATTATCAGTTTTTAGTTCAATATCATCTTTATTTATTTTTTTGATAATTTTAGATAATATTGTTATTACTTTATTTAATGTTAAAACCAGAAATGTTTTTAATTTATTTTGCACCACGTTCTTTAGGATATTTTAAATTTTTTAATTTTGGGTTTAATGTTTCAAATTCTTGTCTTAATTCTTTTGTTTCTTTTTTATTAGCACCTAAAATATACACATATTTATGTTTTTTAGGTACGACTCTAACCTCACAGGAGTTTTGGTAATTTTTACTAGACTGTTTAATTAATTTAGCAATTTCAGAATCAATTTTATCCCATAATATGTTATCACCTTTAACCCATTCATCATTCCAATTAACACCATTTAATATTGCAATTTTTTTATAAACACTCCTACTTCTAAAATAACGATCAGAAACCCATTTACCGCTCTCAATTTTATATTGTTTATTTGTTCCAGAATTTTGCCCTAAATAATTAAAATTACATGCTTGGTAGATTGTTCCTAACTCTTTAGCTTCGGGGTCAGAATAAGCCGTAAATACGCGATAATTTGTATTCTTAACCATCCACTTCATTGAGAATGATATTAAGGCAGATGCTAAATTTTTTGGTGACCATGAAATACAAGCACCTCTGGAAATTAATCTTTCGATTTTTCTTGTTTTATCACCAAGTAATTTTGAAAATGCATTTGGCATATCCATAATAACCACCCCAGCCATAATATTTTTATATTTAGCTATGAAGTAATGTGTTGGGTATAAACTAACTTTACCTAACCATTCATGTTTTTCAATAAATTTTTTTATTTCAACCGCTGTTTCTTTATCTGTTTTTGGTATAAAGTGAAACGTAAAGTCTGAAATTTTTAAATCAGCGACATCTTCAATCGTTAAATTATGTTCCAATAAATCAGAATCTCTATTCTTAACTCTTATATCATATTGCCAACAAGTTTCGTTGTTAAAGTTTTTTGCTCTTTCTACTATATCTAATACCGTATTAGTATCATGATTAACTACATTCATTTTATTTTATTTTATTTTTCAGTTAATCTTTTAATTTTTTGATACGCGTTTTCAAAACGTTTATCTAATTTTTTTTCAAAGTCATTTTCAACATCTTTAATTGATTGGTAAACACCTTGCATTTCATTACCAAGTTGAATGTTGACTTCTTTTATTTTTTGATCATGATCTCGACCAACATTTTCAAATTCCCTATAGATATTTTGGAATTGTTCTGCTGATGTTAAACCCAAACTCTCTAAATCAGAGATCCTGCGTTTTAAGTTAACAATAACCCAAGTCATAAGACTTAAGCTTATTATTAATAGCGTTGAAATAACGCTAATTACTATTGTTACTATTGTTGTACTCATATAATTTATATTTTAATTTTAATTTTATTATAATATGTACTAACCATGATACTTACGGATTTATTTATTACAATATTAAACAATTAAAATTAAAAAAACAAGTGTGCATAAAAAAAATCCAACAAAAGTTGGATTTAATTAATTTTTTAATAAATTTTTTGTTGATTACTCGCCTTCAGTTTTTTTGTGTGAAAACTTATCTAATGTATCAGCACCCATACCGATCGCTGTGATAACCAATACTGCATTAACTAAATTATCAGATGGTGCAAAATCAGCGTGTGAAAATGAATTAAGTGTCATAGTAACACATAAAAATAATGCTCCGATAAATGCGATAAGTGGTTTAACTGAAGTTGATCCTCTTTCATCTTTAAAAAGATCAATAACCCAATTTTTAAATGTCATAGTTTTGTTGTTTAATTATTTAATGGTTTATTTATTAATAAATATCAAACAAAACAATAATTATGATTCTATAGGATTATTTTTCTTACTAAGATCAGTTATTTTTGATAATGCTATATTAATTACATTATTTTCTTCTTCAGAATATGCTTCTCTAGCTTGCGCATATCTAATCGCAGCCATTACAGTTATTATAATGTCATTATCACTACCACCTTCTAATCTTTGAATATATTGTTCAAGTTCTTGTTGGTCATTATATGCTAAAACACCAAATAATGTACCTAATGGTTGTTGTTCTTTATTTTCTTCCATATGTTTTTTTTTAATTTAAATTATAAAATTCATCAATACCTAATAAATTAAATGTTGTGTTATTGTATTCTTCAGTGTTAGTACTATGAAAATGACCATAAAACCAATGTTTTATTTCATTATTTTCGGATAAAAGATCATATAACCTTTTAAGTTCACTTCGTTCAAAAGTTAAATCACTTATTAAATTTGAATCATCCTGAGCAAAAAGTAATACCAGTGAATTTAAACCAATTGGGTTTGCAAAATTAGGTGTTGTGTGGGTTACCACAATATCAATATTTTTTAACTTTTTAATTTTTTTAATATCTAAGCGAAATATTTCATCAGACCACCAACTAATATTTTCTGTTCGATGGTTTCTGTCAATTGATGTGGCACCACCAATTAGTAAAATTTTTTTACCTTCAAGATCTAAAACAGTATAATCCTTTAATAATTTTAAATTACTCCAATTGTGTTTACCGTCAAAAAATTTAGGATTATCATGATTACCTCGAATAACATATAAAGTTACATTATACTCAAATAAATGTCCATTTAAATATTCCATATCATCCAAAAAATCAGGACTAAAACCAGCGCCAAAATCACCCAATTGAATCAAATTTATAGGTTGTTTTGATTCGTTTTTTCTACAAAAATTAACAATTAAATTAAAGTTACCATGTATATCACCTAATATTACCATATAATTTATTTACTATAATAAAAATTTTTATGCAAAGATAACTAAAAATAATTTAATAGTCAACCTTTAATTAATTTTTTTTTCTTATAGGTTAAAATTAATGATGGTAGGTAAATAAAATAAAAAACTATTAAGTATTTTTCAATACCACCTTCGATGAAAAAAATGATTGGTGATAACATTAATAAAAAATCGAATAAATTGTTTAGTTTTTTCATAATTAATTAAGAAGTTACACGTCTTATTTTACCCTCCAAAAAGAATTTATAATTAGTCCCCCTCAATATTAGAATCTCATTACCTTCACGTTTAAATTTAAAAATACCTGCAGCTTCAGCTGAATCTAATAACGTTTGTAAATAACCTTGTTTATGTTTTAAATTATTTTGTTCAAAAAAGTCATCAAGTATTGGTTTTTTCGCCGTACTAATAAAACTTATCAAATTTAATATAATTTTATTTTTATTAGGTGTACTGAACGAGTACGAAAAATTTGGGTTATCTGTTTTCCAAAATACAAATTGAGATCTAAATGGATCTATTTGTATTACACTACTATCAATATATTTTTTTAATAAAGGTATGAATGTTTTTCTAAAGAATTTTTCAGCTGAAAAATCGTCAGTTGGGATACGATATATTTCAAAAAAGTCTGTTAAAAAAACTTCACCTTGTCTGTTTTTTACTTTAATTGTAATTTTATTTGTATCTTTTGGGAAAATTAATGTTTCTATTAATATAGTTGGTTCTTCTTTAGATTCCCATGTTATTAATAATTTACCACCATCTTTTAATGTTTTAATTGGTGTCCAATAACCAACATCACTCTTTAATCGATAATCATTAAATTTACTTTCAAAAATACTTTTTATTATTAAATCAACTTTTCTTGGATTCTGGGTTTTTTCAACCTTTGCCGCTATTGGTATATTTGGTGTTTTTGTTAATCCAGGTTCTTTATTAATTGGTGTATTTGATGCTTTATTTTTTAAAGTATCTTGTTTTGGGTTGATTTCCTGATCAATTTCATTAAATAACGACAATACTGGATTATAATTCTCTTTTAAAACAGGTAGATTTATTTCGTACCCATCATAAAAATCACTTGATGATAAATCTAATTTTTCCTCATCAATTCGATATCCATTTGATTCTATAATTGGTGTTAGTCTATCATAAACAAATTCATTTAAAAACTCAGTTAATGAGCCACATGTTGTAAAATTGTCGGTAACATCTAGGATTTCATTTAGTGTTAAAATCTCATTATAATAACCTTTACCACTTTGTACTTTAAAATTAATTCTATTGTTTAATTGAATCCCCTCATTTATTAAGGTGCTCAAAATTTCTGTTCTAAATATATCGGCTTTTTTCATCGATTCAATAAACTTTACTAATAAATAGTTAAAAAAAACTAATTATACTTTAAAAAAATATTTTTTTATTAATCACCATATTTTATTATACACACATCACCATTGGAGTTTTTTTCCATTATTTTTTTGGTTTGTGTTGATATATTAGTATCATCAATACAAATCGCAACTATGTTAGGTAATCTACTTAATTCAACTGGTATTGTATCTAATTTTAAATTATTATGAACGTCTAATATAAACAATTCTTGACAATCTAAAATATCATCACATATATTCTTTAAATTACATGATGATGCGGTTAATCTAGATAATTTTTTCAAACCACTTAGATTAGGTAATTTACTTAAATTGCTATTAAAATCTAAGACAAGTTCTGTTAGTTTTTTACAATTATCAATATTACCTATTTTTTTTATATTACAACCAGCACAATCTAATAATTCAAGTGATTTTAAACTATTTATCCATTCTGGTATTTCAGTTAATAATTTATTATTTCTGATTTTTAACTTTTTTAACTTTGTTAGTTTTGATATTGATTCGGGTAGATTTTCGATTGAACAATCACTTAAATTTAATTCTTCAATGCTACTTATTTCACCGATATTGTTCAAATATTCATCTTCAATTTTATAACCACTAAAATCAACACTAGCTGGTTTTGATTCTATCATCATATTAATAATTTGATCACCAAAACCTAAATTTAACAAATATTTTATAATATCTTTTTGTTTGCTATTATTACCCATTCTTTTAGGTATTGCAACTTTACTAATATATGACCTAAAATAATTTTTAATATCTTTATTTGTATAAAAGAAATCATTTATATCTATGGGTTTATCTGGAGCATTCATATACATATTATCCTCAAAATGAAATTGTAGTCTTGTATTTGGGTTTTTTGTAATTAACTTACCACTACCAAAACCTTTTTTAATTAAAACAAATAATTTACCTTTGTTATTATAACTATCAAACATACTAGTACCATATCTAGTACCCGCAGTACACCATGTTGTATGTCTACCAAACTCAACATTAGCATCACGATCGTGGGTAACAACAATAACCCATTCATTATTCTCATAAACTAATTCAGCTTGACCTGGCTTATTGTTTTTTTCGGTAAAATTTTGTATATATTTAAGTTCCTTAAAACTTAGTGTATGGATTTCATTATCATTAACATCGTCATTAACCATATAGGGTTTAACAAAATTAATAAAATCGTTGAGTTCTTTAAATTTATTTATATCTCGATTTTCAATATTAAGTACGTTTGTTTTTTTCAACAATGAAAAAACTTCCAGAGATTCTGTTGCTTTTGAAAAGATATCTTCAAAAAAGGGTAAGTATTGGGTGGTTTGTGTTCTATCGATATTATCTTTTAAAATATTCCTATATAGATTTAGAAACCAATTGACATATTCTTTATTTTTTGATGGATCACATAATACAAAAAATTCAAAAATCATCTCTAATGGTGTTTTATCAATTAGATATGATTGATATTCTGGTATACCAACATGTTTGAATATTTGATCATAAAATTCAGAAAAACAAGGATCGTGAAATGTATCTTTACCTTTAATTTTTGGGTAAATGTTTTTCTTGATAGCTTTTTTAATATCATTATTAAAAATATCACGGAGAAACTCTATTCTGCTCTTTTTATCTTTGTTGCTCATTTACTTTATTTAAATTTTATGCAAAAGTAGTAAAAATTTTTTTAATGCGCAAATCTTTATTGAGATTAATTTAATTTTTGTTCAAATAAATTATTACCATACTCATCATTTTTAATAAATGACTTAATTATGGAACCTGCTTTGGCGTTTGCTTCATCTTCAATTTCACCACCAACATCTTGGACTGGGTATTCCACTCTACCCTCTTCGTGCTGCATTTGGTGAACTAATTCATGTGCAATGCTTCTCAAAATATCACCTAACATTCTATTCTTACCATAAACTACCACCAATTTATCTTTATCAACGTAATAGGCGGTTGTATTAATACCATTAGATGCTCGATCAAAAACAATTTTACATGTAAATTTATTATCTAAATTAAGTTCATCGCAACAATAGTTTAAGAATTTCTTAACCGTATTTATTTTTTTATCATCAAATGATAATTCATCATCAATTTGTAGATCAAATTTTTCTTTTAATAATGTTTCTATTAATTTCATAACTATAATAAATTATTTATATCCCGTTCAAGATAATTAGTATTAAATAAATCATCAGCGACACCTAATTGTGTAAAATCTTTCGCATTTAAAGCCACATATGGTTGTTTATTTATATTTGTTACAAGAAAATCAGCACCATCCCAAATCATCTCAACACTCTCCATAGCTTCCAATGGTAAAAAATAACTACCGTTATATTCTGTTTTTACATTTGTTGCAAATATTGGTGCACTATTAGAATACACCATTAAAAATTTACTTAGATTGGTATTTTTTGTATTTTTTGCTATAAATTTATAAATAGCGCCGCTATGATTTGTAGTTAAACCTGTTGGTAATTGAACTAAATGGTGGTAATTATCTGTCGTATTTAAATCAACAACAATGATATTTTGTTTTGTTGGTTTTTGTGTTGTCCCATATGTTAAATTTGAAACATTATATGTTAATCCACTGATTACTGTTTGCGTCCAACCAGTTGTTATTTTTTGAAAACTGTGGTTTGAGATACCAATTAAATACTTTTGACCATCTAACTCAACGTTATTTATATCCGTACTAAAAGTTGTATTATCATTTAATCTAATTGTTTGTGTTGTACCAGTAAATGTAACATCAACAACATTATTAATTTGCGAAATTAAAGATGTTAAATCAATTATAACGTCAGCTAAATTATTATTAAATTTTAATGTTAATTCACTATTATTTAACGTACCTCCAGTAACATAAGAATCTGTCGCTTGTAATGTGCTTAAATCAATTGTAACCGTATTACCATCACTTAATAATAATATCAAATCACTACCATTAACACTACCACTAACAACATATTTATCACCAACACCGCCACCACCACCTCCAGCGATCTTAGTCCATATTGTTGTGATATTAGCACCATCAACAAAATTTTCTTTAAAAAGATTATTTGGTTTATACACATAATCTGTATGCGTTAATTCACAATAATATAATGATGTTACACCACTAATTGAATTTAAAACAAATTGACCTCTAAAATATTCTTTTGGTTGCCATTCAGTTATGTTCAAATATAAAAAATTCGAATCTAACTCTTGATGCGTTAATGGTCTTGGTAGGTTTTGTCTAAGTACTAAACTCATTTATCACTTAATTATTATATTATTATTTACAATAAATAGTCAATTAAGTGATAAATGGATAGTATTATTGTATTATTTATTTTTTCTCTCCAATATAGCATCTATCATACCATATTCTTTAGCTTCAATAGATTTCATCCAATAGTCTCGATCTGAATCGGCGTGTACTTTTTTAACAGTTTGCCCCGTATGGTTTGAGATTATTTCATATAATTCATTTTTTAATTTACCTATCTCTTTAGCTGTTATCTCGATATCACTAGCTTGACCCTCAGCACCACCTAATGGTTGGTGTATCATTATTCTTGAGTGTGGTAATGCGAATCTTTTACCCTTTGTTCCAGCACAAAGCAAAACAGCTGCCATAGATGCCGCTAAACCAGTACATATTGTAGATACTTCGGGTTTAATGTATTGCATTGTATCATAAATACCTAAACCAGAGTATACTGAACCACCAGGTGAATTAATATAAATTTGTATTGGTGATTCCTCATCAATAGATTCCAAATAAAGTAATTGTGCTTGGATTATATTAGAAACTGAGTCATCTATTTCAGTACCTAAAAAAATAACACGTTCCATCATTAATCTTGAAAACACATCCACCTGTGTAACATTTAATGCCCTTTCTTCCATAATATATGGTGTTAACGAATTTTGGTATTTGTTAAGGTAAGTGCTCGAAATACCTTTGTGTTTTGTTGCGTAATTTGTGAAATCTTTTGATAAATTCATATTATAAGTTTTTTTTACAAAATTAATCATTTTTTTCTATATAGTCAATATGTGATTTTATATTATCAAAAAATGGTGTTGCTATACTTTCAAAAAATGGTTTGGAGTATATATATTTAACATCAATACTATCACGTAATTTATTAGTGTTTAGCTCTAACGCTTTAATAATACTATGATTATATTTTGTGTTGATAATGCTTCTGAAAATATCATCTTTATTTCGATATTGATAGCTAGATGTGTAGTATCTATTAAATTTAACACATAAAATTTCATTTTTATCGGTAATTTTTAACCCGAAATCAAAATCACGATATTGTTTATTAGTTACTAAAGAAAGAGTTTCACCTGGTTTTAAATATCTTTTTAATCGATTGTATGATTTTCTACTTAATATAGCAGTACCACTATGTTCAATCGCTTTTAAAACTAATTCGCTAACAATTTTTAAATGATCAATATTTTTAATTTTAATTCCAGCACAATATAATGAATTTAATTGGGTAATTGTATCAAGAAAAATAAATTGTTCGGTTTTAAATTGGAGTTTATCCATAATAAATTCATAATCAAATTCATATAATTCGATGATATTAAAAATATATTTTTGCGTCAGAGTTTTTACCACATAACTATAATCGAGATTATTTTCAATAAAAAAATCTTTAGTTATTTCTGGTAGTTGATTATTGTTATCTAAAACTTTCAAAATCAATGGGTTGATCAAATATTTTTTTTGATTAACGTCTTTACTAATATATGCGTTATAATTTAAATCAATTAATTTATATAATATTACATCAATAATCTTATGATTTTTAATATTATACTCGTTTATAAAAAAATCCTCGATTGTTTTTCCATGATATTGTTTTTTATTCTTTATAAATAATTTAAAGAATGGTTCCAATAAAAAATAATTCGGTATTTTTATTTGAGATTTTTTCAGGTAATTTATCATTAAAAATGATTTTAATGACGGTTTATCATCAAATCCATAATCAACATTAAAAGTATTATTTATTAACTTCATTTCAGTATTAATATCACAATAACCTAATAGGTTATAAAAACAACTAAGTGACACATCCATCTCATTACCAATATCTAAGTGTGATAGTATATTATTAATTATTGGTTCGACTTTATAACTTAAAATACTTTTTCTAATTACTATATCATATTTTCGACCCATTTTAACTCGACTATAAACTGTAAAATCACCTGTTGATTTATTTACAGATATGCTGAACATTTGTTTGTCACGTATTTTAAAAACTTTATTTTTTAATTTTCCTTTTGTAACCCTATATTTTGAAAAATAATATAATTTTAATGATATATTATTTTTAGTGGGATCTTCGGACACAACAATAGTTGTTCGTTGGACATTAACGTCTTTATTCTCACGCAAACATTGTTTAAATTCTTCCTCACTTATTGATTTTATTACTTTTTCTGTTATTATAAAAGGTTCACTTACTGTCTGTGTTTGTTCTATTGAAAAAGGATCTATATCATCTATATCCACCGTAACCTCCTCCTCAACATCAACAATAATAGAAAAATCTTCAATACAAGATCTATAATGTACTATATCTTCCATTTTTTTTTAATTATTTTACAAAGATAAAAATTTTTTTTAAATTAAAGAAAAAAAAAGACTGAACATAATTCAGTCTTTTTAAAATTTAGGATATTGTCGGAATAGTCTGGATTTTTAAGATTCCACATCTGGTAATATTAAACTAACTTTACCAAAGGTTAGAGTTATACCATTTAAGGTATTTGCTGGCTATATAATTTGTATAATTAATTTGCTGCAATAATTCCCAATATCCTTTTTTTTTAAATTGTTATACACTCATAACGAGGTGTATTTATTGTTTTATTCATTATTGAAACTGGTGACATATCCTCACCTGTTAATAATGATTTTAAAATAGCTGGAGAAAATCCACTAACTAAAGCAACTCCGTTATCCGTAACTTGTGCTGGGAAATTACCCGAACGTCTACTTTGAATATTCCAGAATACTAACTTAGGCATTTGATAACCAGCATTTTCAAATTTACGTCTAATCATGTCCAAAGCAGAGTCACCTGATTTTGTCGCTGAGTTAAACTCCATATCTGACATAATCAAAACACTTGTAGGCATTTCAGATTCAGGTAAACTGAACTTAATCGCTTGGTTAAGTATTAAACTAAACACCGCTTCAAGATTAGTCGACATTCCCCAATCAGCACTTTGTAATTGTGAATATCTTGATTGTAAATCACCTTTTAAATACTGTAATTGTGGTCTGTCTGAAAATGTTATAAAAGCATCTTTGAAGAGACCTGTATTTCTTTCAGAAATGTAAAGACCTAATGAAATACAAACATCCATACAAGTAAGATTTTTATTATTACCAGCTGGACTATCCATCGATCCAGAAACATCACATACTGGTAAAATTCTTTCATTATTATCTTCCATATAATTAGGTAACGAACCCCATTGTTTTACCGCCATAGGTTTGTCACCATACTTTAATGTTTTTAAAACATCGTATGGGTAGACAGCTGAAGCGTTAACTTTAGTATCACCAGTTTTATATGTGGTAAAACGAGCATTATCGTGTTTGTCAAAAGCTTTACCATATCTAGCCATAGCTAATGAAGGTACATGCTCATAAGTAATACCAGTCCATTCGTTAGAACACATAGCCGTTTCAACAACATTAGTTTTTTCAACTAACATTTTACGATATGCTTTTGGTGTTAATTTCATATAACGTTCAAGTGCAATAGCATTTTTACCTTTACGTGGCATCCATTTAGCACATAAACCATCATTTTCATTTAACGCGTTAGCGATTAATGATTTTGCTTGGTTATCCAATTTTGTGTTAAATAAAACTAATAAATCATCCCAACGCCCAAACTCTGATATATGGTTTAAATTTTTAGCTAAAACTTCAACATGGTTTTCGGCTAAATATGTGATTATATTTCTAAAAATCTCACGTTCACCAGCACCACCACGAACATCACGCACCCAAAATAATATTTTAAGCGCAGTTATTGGGTTTTCTACAAATGCCTTTGAGAATGTCGCGATCAATCTTTTTGCATCTTGACCTCTCATGGCACCAATTGTAAAAAATAAATCAACACAAGCATTAAGTGTTGAGCTGTTAGTAACCATTCCGTTTTCGGTTACATTGTCTCTTGTTCTAAGAGCATCTACTAATGATTTTGTCATAACAATCTTTTTTTATGGGTTAATAAATATTCTGCAAAGATAAGGTAATTATTTTTAATGCGCAAATCTTTTTTTATTTTTCATCTAAATTTTCTAAATCTACGTCTGGATTAATTGTATATAGTAAATTACCATCATCATCAACACCAACAATATTAACAAGATCCTTATCAATTAATTCATCTAATGTTTTAGAGACAATCTGAGTTTTTACTTGGTTAATCGCTTCCATAAATTGTGTTTGATTTAATTGTGGTACTAAACCATTATTAACATTTTCGGTTGCAATAGCTAAAACCGCTTCATATAATAATTGCTCATCCATAAAAGGATTAGTATCTGAGAAAAAATTATCAGCCTTTAAATGAGCCATCATTTTTTTAACGTAAATTACTGTATCTATATCATTCATGGTACAATAATAAACAATAATTTCTAAAAAACCAAATCTTTATCTAAATTATTATAAGATTTTATAATTTCATTTACAATAATATTATCTAAAGCCGCAGAATTGTTGAAATAATGATTAAAAATTTTATAATCTTTTTTCTCTAAAAAAGTAATTTCTTTTGGTGTATCCTCGAAAACAGTGCCAAATTTTTCGTTTAAATATAAATCACCTATTTCGCATTGATAATTTTTATTCTCATTAATAACACTATCAATTGATAAGTATAAGTGAAAATTATCTGGTGATATAAAATATAATTTTAATTTTTTATTTACATGATCGTAAAATTTAAATCTGTAAATAAATAAAGTATTTAGGTCTTTTACCTTTTTCTCAAAGTTTATCATCTTTTTATATTTTATGAACTATTTATATTAGAGCAAAAGATAAGAACTTTTTAAATAAATATCTTGAATTATGGAAAGTAAAAAAATTATATTAACACAAAAACAAATTGGAATGTTAGCTGAAAATGAATTAGCTAAAATAAGAAAAGGTGACCTTGAAGATATGATTGGTAATCCTGAAGATAGAAAAATACAATACCCAACACCTGGTGAGTTAGAGGCAATTAAAACGGGTGAAAATATGTCTTCAGATAATAGTGAGGTTATTGATCCCAAAGATATGAAAAGTCCACCACATGAATTATTGGAATATCTAAATAAATTGGAAGAAGCTAAATCAATTTTAAGTAAAGTTGCTGCTAAAGAAGATAATGAGAATATTAAAAATAGAATTTATGCTCATTATGATAAAGCGCAAAAACTTGCTTTTGAAATGATAAAAGAATTTGCAATCGTACATTAATATTACGGTGAGTTAAATCACCTTTATTTTTTACATTTTTTTATTATCTTTAACCATATGTATAAAATAATAATTTACAATAATGGTAAACGAGTTAAGGTTATAAAAAAATATAACACATATACCAACGCCATTAAAAAATACAAAGAATTACTTGATTCTAACGTAGTTTACTTCCCAAAACAAACTTTATGGAATGGTGTTAAAACAGATTATGAATTAGTATTAACGGCACCAATAAAAAATAAAGCAAAAGAATATTTTAGAAATGAAATGGGTGCTTTGGTTAAAATAAAAACCAAGGGTGATTTTGTTATTAAAAAAATATCAAGTTATAAAATTGAAGAGGTTTTTAAAAATAAAATAACTGATAAAAAAATGACATTCAAGGATTTGGTGAAACATTTTGCCAAAAAACGAAATCTAACTTGTGTTTTACAAGTGATTAATAATAAATTAGTTGTCGAATATTTTGAAAATGAGGATATTGATATGTTTATTTTAAAAGATTGTGATAACGCATATAATCTCTGTGAAACAATTAAAGAATTTAATCAAATAAACAATATAACAAATTTTATTTACTTCCAGGAACCCGCAATGGATAGTCGGATTAGGATATATGATATATTAGAAGAAAAATATAATATATCTAGAGTATATATGCATAAAATTAGTACACATTAATTCTTTTTCTTAAATAAAAATTTTACATTCATTAATATAACATCAAACTTATCTTTTCCAATATAACCATATAATGTGTTATTCTGTAATTTATATACGTCCTGTTGTATATTTTCATATTTAATGGGATCTAAGTTGATTGAAATATTAACTTCAGTATCACCAATAGTTTCATTTATATTTTTAGCTATCTTATATAAATCAGATACTATCATATGTATTTAAAAAAATTTTTAATTTTGTTTTTTAATTTTTCAAAAGTACTGGGTTCTTTTTTTATATAGGTATTAATATCATTGATCTTATCACCTAAACCATTTTTTATTTGATTGATAAATTTATTTTTATCAATCTCAACCTCCATAACATCTTTTCTAATTTCTCGTTCGTAAACGTCTATTGCTTTTTTAATATTCTTATCTTCCATTATTTATATAAGTAAATTGTGAAATCTTCATTTTCCAGATAACCAGTAACTAATTTGGTTTTATTAAAATATTTTTTTATTTCAGAATGAAATTCTTCAGGGACAAAAGAATTAAATTCTGAGTCATCAACATAATCTTTTGTTAAAAAATTAAATGCAATACCTTTATTGCATAATTCATATGATTGTTTTATGGCGTTAATAACTTCATCTAAAGACATTCCAACAGTAAAAACACCCGAACCTATTATATAATCAAAATTGTTGCTTAAATCAAAAATTTCACCTGTAAAAAAGGTATGTTTTGGGTGTGTTTTTTTAGCGTGGTTAATATATTTTTGATTAATATCTATTCCTGTGTAATTATCAATCGTATTAAAATTTTGTTTTTTTAAATAATTAACTAAATGACCCACACCACAACCTAAATCTAATAATGTATCGTCATTATTAACACCAATATCCAATAAAACCTTAAAACGAGTTTCTTGTGTTTCCTTAGTTGTCCACGCTACAATTTGTGGGTCGTTAATATTACAATATTTTAAATAATTATCGTAAAATTTTGAAATAGTATCTTTAAATTTCGTCTTTGACATATCTTTCTAGGTTTAATTGTATTAAATATATTAAAAATATCATACCAGATATAAATGAGGCATCAAATATTAAATAAAAGAAAAAATCATATACATTAATAAAATCATCATTACCAAAAACTTTATAGGAGATTGAATATTGTAATGAAAATGATGATATTATCGATACCCAGAAACCAGTACACATCATACACGTAAGTAGTTTATGTAGATATGATTTTTTAACTTTAAAGTAATTTCTTAAAGGTTCCATAATTTTACTTTGAACTATTAATGTGGTTATACCATAACAACCCATTAGAAAAAACAACACTTTTTCCATTTTTTTAGTTTAAATTAACTGGTTGAATATTATTAACATTACCCTCAATTACTTCTGATTCCAAATATTCTTCTTCATCTTCTTCAATTTGTTTTTCAATTACTTGTTTTTTTGATTTTTTACTCTTTTTTGTTTCAATAATTGTTTCTTCTTTAATCACTTCAACCACTTCGGGTGTATAAGCATAATTATTGTTATCATCAACCACAGATGAGGTCGGGTCAATTATTGCGGTATCAAATGTTAATTTTTTTAATTCATCATACGATAATGTAATAAATAAATTTTTAAGTTCATCCATCTTTTTACTAAATAACATTTGTTTTCTTTCAATGTCTAAATTATATTCAATTATTTCACAAAGCTCATCAAATATCACTTCAAAGTCAAAAGTTTCACTATATATTATATAATACGATCTTTGATTTGAGTCATCGGTTTTTTGTTTTTTAATCATTATACCATTTCTAACTTCATCCCTTAATTCCCACGAGTTATTTAACCAAAAATCAATAATTTTGGTAGTTTTATTAACCCTAAACCCAATAATATTATTTGGGTATTTTTCAAATAGTTCATCTATTCTCATATTGATATTCCTTTAAATAATGTTGTTAAAATATATGATAATGTTAATCCTAAAAATAATAATCTACGATTATTTATTAAATATCTTTCAGGTTCTATTTTATATAGATGTTTAATAAATAAAAAAGCTTCTCTTAAAACATTAAAACAAGATAAAATAAAAATTAAAAATAATATTTTATTAATTAATGATAATAATATGTCCATAAAATTGTTTTTATACAAAAATAAACATTTTATATTATTATATCAAGTGATTTATAAAATAATTATCAATTATTTTATAAATTTCAATGAAGATATCATACTCCAATCTAGTTTTTTTATGTAAATTAAAAACTGAGCACCAAAATATTATAATTTGTTCTGGTAAGTTATCTTTTTCATTTTCTTCATAATAAATTTTAACAAAATAATCTAAAAAATAATTATAATGTTCACCGTTGACATCAAAAAAAATATTTTGTTTTTTTAATGTATCAATATTTTTTAACCAACACCATTTAAAATGTCCTATAATATCATTATTTGTTTTTAAAAAATTATCACCTAAATAGGTGTTGTCAATTATATGTGTTAATGTTACAATAAATTCATAATATAATTCTAATTTATTAAAGCAAATATCATGATCACGGTTAAGTTTGTCAATATCATTAATATCTAACTCCTTAGTATAGTATTGTACGAAATTATTTGTTTTACTATTGTTGATCATTAAATTTATTTAAAAAATAAAGGGCTTCTAATTGAAGCCCCCTATATTTTATTTTTTTTTAATTATTAATCAAAATAATTAAATAATTGTTTAAGTCTTTGAATTTCAGCATTTTCTTTAAGTGAAGGTGTTTTTTCGTACTCTTGTTTAGGTAGAATTGTATTTCTATCTGGTTTAGATGTATAATTATTTTGTGTTATACCCTCTTTAGCTCTTTTTTTAGCAGCGCCATATAACATTTCACCACCTTTAGAATCGTGATCAACATTAGCGTGATCTTTTGGTGGTACACCTGTTACTTCATCTTTAATTTTATCAATTTGTTCGTCTGTTAAATCATTGTCATAATCAAGATCTAGTGTATTGTTAAAACCGTGTAGTAATTCATCAACCTTAGTTTCATTATCATTTTTTTCGTATTTTTGATTTTTTAAATTATCAACTTTTTCTTCGGTTGTTTCTTGTGAATCATCAGCGTCAGTTGTACCTTCTTTGTTTTCTTTGTTAGAATCTGTTTTATTAGTTGAGTCGACATTTTTACCTTTAATTGGTGTGAATTTTGGTAAATCTGCTTCTTCTAATAAATCTTCATCATCATCACTGTAATCCATACCTAAATTTAAAGCGTCAACTGATAGAGCATCTAATTCATCTTTTGATGCCAATTTAGGCGCATCATATGTTTTGATTTTATCCTCAGTATCTCCTCTTTCAGCTTTTTCACTTCTTTTTCCATCAATTTTTTCTATTTCTTTGTTCTTAAGATAAACTGAGTTTGATATATCAAATATTCTAAATAATAATTCTTGTAAAGAATCTAAATCTTTAAAATTAAAATTATCACCATATTTATCAAAAAACTCATTTTTTCTAGGATTAATTAATCCATCAAAAATTGCTACATATAATGGATCGCCAGCTCTGGTAATTCTATTATAAAAATCAATACTACTTTCATTTTCAGTTTTTGTTAAAAACTCATTAAAAGATTCTAAAGAAAAATCTGACCCTGTGTTAAAATATGATTTAATATCTTCAACGTCAAATTTATCTAACATATTTTTAAACTCATTTACTTTAAGTACAAATTTATTAACCTCATCGTCTAGTGTTCTTTTCTTTTTGATAACATAGGTTGGTGTACCGTCATCTTCATCCTCATCGTCATCAGATTCATTAATACCGTTCATTTCAGTATCACCATGTAAATATGATTTTATAGCATCAGCGCTATGGTACATAACAGCCATTTTATCTTGGATCCAAGATGGTAATTCGTCATTACCGTCCATCATTCGGTTAATATCAGCCAAATCACTACAAATTTGTGTTATTTTCTTTTTATAATGTTCACCTTCAGGATAAGAACCTTCATGCATTTCCTCATCTTTACGCATCATAGCAAAATCATTAGCATCGATTTCACCATTATTATTCTTATCTAATTGTTTTTGTTTACCGTAAAGTTTTTCATTTAACCATTCTTGCATTTTACCACCACATTCACTTTCATTCATTGTACATGATTTATACATTTCAGACATAATATCATCATCCTCCATCATTGTAGATAATTCAGTGGCATAATCATCACCTTCATTTAATTCGTTAGGTAAAAAACCTTCATTAACTAATACTTCGTATAAACAACCTGAAGTTTCTTCAATCTCCATCATTTGTTGCATAGCAATTCTCATTTCTGAAATCGGTAAATTATTTAAATTATTCATTTCTTTTATATTTTGTTTTTTATTTTTTAATTCTATTGATTCATCAAGTTTCATAGTGATAAATATTTTTCTCTAATTATTTTTGCAATATATTCTGGTTTTTTACCAGTAGCTCCACCGATATGTGAACAATATTCATAACAGTTTTCACACATATCTTCTTTATTTTCACCAATTAATTTAATTGGTTTATCAATTGCACCTTGTGAGCAATATGGAAATGCTAGGCATTTAGGTTCAATTGCCACAATTTTACCACCATTAAAAGATGGTTTTTGTTTTAAATCACCGCCAAACCACTCTAATAATTGACCTTCGGTAACCATATCACCGTTTTCTGTGTAAATAAATTCTTCTTTAACATAACCTTGTGGTGGTTCAACTATTTTACCCAAACCACTACCAGCTGAATTTTTCGCATCTTTCCATCTCCATAAAAGTCTACTATTTAATTTTTTTTTAGATATTCTACTTAAAGGGCCTATAAAACCACCATAATTTGGACTATCACTTGAACCTAATACTGATGATGTTGTTGTACCAGCAGCACCACCATCACCTTCTTCAGCAATTCTTTTTTTAAAATTTTCTAATATATCTTGTTTGGTAATCATATTAATTAGCAGAGTTTTTTAATTCACTAGTCCAGAAATTTCTTCTAGTCCACATAGTTTTATAGAGTTGTACTGTTACATTTTTAATAACCTCAACCATGTATTTTTCAATGTCTTTATCACTCTTTATCTTTTTCTTAACAACATCCTCAATCTTTTTATCCAAATCAGCACTTCTAGTAATTTCCAAAAAACTTTTAATTTCGTTTTTAACTATCGTTTTAATATCATTTTTATCTGTTGGGGTTAATGCTTCGGTTATAACTTCACCACAAGGGCAAAGCTCACTTTCATCAAACGCTTCCTTAAAATATTCATTAAATTGAGATTCGGTTATTTTGATTTTCATTGTTTTTTTATAATAAATAGTTTATAATTTAGTAATATTTACTTAACCAATAAAAGTGTTGTAATTATTGTTGCAATAGATCCAATAATTGTAATATTTCTTTGTCTTTTAATGGTTTTTATGTTTTTATTTAAATCACCAACTTGTTTTTCACGCTCGTTAATTATACTATTATTTAAACCAATAATGGTATCTTTTTCACTAACAATGGTTTTATAATCAGAAATCAAACTATCTTTCAAAATACTTTGTTTTTGTAATATATTTACACTATCTCTTGTAACACTAATTTCAGAAACTAGTAATTTATTATCAGCTTTCATTAACAATGCGTTTCTAAGACTTGAACATGGTACACAACATGTTGAATCATTTAAAAGCGTTTGCGAACTCATTTGAAATATCCCTGTTAGAGATAGAATTAATACGATTAATATCTTTTTCATGGTTTTTTTTCTCTTTATTTAATTTATTAGTTAAGTTAGCTAAATCGGTTTGATATTTGTTTATTTTGGCTACCTTGTTATTAACAGATTCATTTAATGAATCAACTTTTTTATTACGATCGATTATCACTTGATTTAATGAATCAACTGTTTTATCATAATGTGATGTATTAATCAACTTTCCACTACTTGTAAAAGTAAAATAAGCAGCCGCACCCAATATTAATAAAATTATTGTATAAATTATATAGTTTTTCATAAAATTATTGTATTTCCCCTTGTGTTATTGATATTAATTTATTTCTACCGATTTGATTATCTTTAAAAGAAGATGCGATCGTCTGTAATAAACTAACTACATCTGTAGCTAAATTAATTGTACCCGAAATAACTTCCATTTGTGGATTTTCATTATTCGTATCAAAGGTGATTGATTTGATTGAGTCAATACCTGGGTTTTTAATTGTTTCGCTATTTAAAATAATTCTACTATCCTCAACATTAATTGTTATAGTATCTAATAATAAACCAGTTGCTTTTAAAAACGCCCCGACATTTGTTGTTATTTCACTTTTAATTTGATCTGGTAATGAGGATTGACTATTTAAGAAACCAACGGTATTGATATCATCAAAGGTTATTTTTTCACCAGATGGTGTTTCATCATTCGACTCAACAGTATCATCATTTGCTTGTGATAAATCAATCATTTGTTCATCGCGTGCAATATCTTCCTTTAGTGTTCTAATTACAGCTAAGCTTTTTCTAATTTGATCGTATTCGTTTATCATTTTTTATTTATTTATATTTTTACTTAATTCTTCAAAGTCAAATGCTGGCGATAAATCATAGTGATTTTTGCTAAAATTACTTCGATTAATTATTCCATTAAATTTTAAAATATCGGGATTAAATGTATTGTCACCAATAAATCTTTTTTTAATAGAATATTCTATACATAAATAGTCTATTAATTCAATTAGTACATTAAATTGTTGTGTTGTGTAGTTAGCCCAATATTTCTTACCTCTCCAAGATTTTTCTATAACATTATTATTGTATAATGAATCTTTCCAGTCGAAAAATTTTTTTGTTTTTTTATTTAAATTAAGCCAACCAACATTTTCTAAAGCAATGACAATTGCTGTATCATCAAAAATGTTATCTAAGAAATTAACTTTAGTTATTTCTGGATCGTAATGTTGGTAAATATTACCATCAATATCAATACTAAATGTGGGAGTTTTTATAATTTGATTATTGGTATATTGATTGATTATTTTATTAATAAAATAATCAATCTCATATACCGTATTTACTAGTATTATTTGATTTTTTTTTAAATTAGTGTAATTTTCGTTATTTTTTTTTATAAAAAAAACACTTTTATTTAATTTCACCATTATCAAATACCATAATATTTTTTAAAAAATTTATTTTACTATCATCATCTTTCTCCGTTTCAATAATAGTTATTTCATTTAAAAAATCAATGGGTGTTGTTAAATCTTTTTTTTTTCGATAGTTTCTTCTTCGTTATCGTTTGTTGTTAATTCTTCTTCAACTTCTTCATCAATATTCTCATCCTCAATGATAATATCGTTTGTTGTTAATTCTTCTTCAACTTCTTTATCAATATTTTCATCCTCAATAATTATATCTTTAATTATAGGTTCATCAATTGTTTCAGTTTCAACATTTTCATCCTCAATAATTATATCTTCAATAATAGGTTCAACTATAACATCAATAACGTTATTTTCTTGGATATTTTCTGGTAATTCCTCGTAATCATTAGCTACTGTGTTAGTTAAATTATCACTAACAAATTTTTTATCATACTTTTTTAACAATTCTTCAAATTTTTGAAGATCAGTTTGCGTTGGTTGGTATGGTGGTATATTTTCGTTGATTTCTTTTGATATATCAATTGGTAAAGTTTGTGTAACCGCATCAGTGATTTGATCATTTACTACTTTATTTACACCCTCATTTACACCCTCATTTACACCCTCATCTGGTTTAATATAATCAACCAATGATTTGATAAAACCTAATGCAACTAACGGTAATATAGCACCAGAAACCATCGATAAAATTCTTTTTTGTGTGATAATTTCTTCATCTATTAAACCAAATAGTTCAACCCATGATTGGTAATTTTGTAGATGTTGGTAAGCGAAATAAGTATTACCCATTGCTTGCATAGCTGTTAATGTAATAAATAAAGCCCAAACAATACCTTTATTCATTTTTTTCATGGCTATTATTGATGCTAATGATGCTGCAGCACCAACTTCAAATGCTATTGCTAAAGTTATTGCTAACCATTCTGGATTTGATATTCTAAAGAAATCAATTACGTGTATTGTTGATATAATCGAGACCATTATATAAAGTGTAACAAAGGTACCAATAATAAAATTTCGTGTTAATTTATTCTCTTTCTGCATATTATATTTTTTTAAGCTATATAGCAATTTAATTCATATTTCTCACGCATACCATAAATTTGGATTTGTAAGCTTTTTTTGGTTTCAACCCCATCTTTAAATAAACTGATTGTAAATCTATTAGTAACACCCTCATCTGGTTTTTTAGGGCCTAAGCCAATTTTCATGGCTGTTTCATCATCACTGTATGTGTAACCATTTCTTTCAGCGTAATCTAAAGCGGCGTTTACCGCTCCAGTATAACTATCATGGTAAACCTCATATTTATTTTTACCAATGTTATTTCGGTATTCTTTAAGAACATTCATCTTTTCTTCAGTTAATTGATTTTCATCGATTTGCTCAATTCTGGAATCAATTTGTGATATTAAAATTGTCTTAAATAATTTTTTTGATTCGTTGATATCATTCATAATTTCATCTATGGTAACTCCACTAGTTTTTATTGGTGCTTTTAATAATTTAGCAACATAATCTTGACTAACTAAATCACCGTGAATTGTTTCTCCCTCAACCTCATCCAAAGATATATGTTTGTTAATTTCTCCAATTATAATGTTAGAAGTTGTTGTGATAACATCTAAATTACCAAGGATACTATCTTTACTACCTCTCCATAAAGCAATATAATTTATAGCATATTTTAAGTCTGGTATATCAAACGATTTTAATACAACATAAGCGACAGATTCAGCTTGTAGTTCTAAAATTTCAGACATATTTCTACCAACATAAGCATCTAAAATATGTTTTGTTTTTTCTGTAATTTTAACATCTGAATTATCTGACTTTTCAACCTCAGCTCTGGTTTTTAAATAGGTTTGGTGCATCAATTCATGAGCAAACTCATGAATTGCGGTAGAAGCTTTACCAACACCAACAGCATCCGTAGAAATTCTAACTTTACCCCCAGCTGAATAACCTTTTTCACTACCTTTAGCGTCCTCAACAGCAAAATCAATACCGTAATCTTCATAAACTTTTGTCATAGCTTCAAAAATCTTGTCGGCTATTGGGTTTTCCTCAGTACTAAACCAATCCAATTTAGGTAATGTGTTAGATGGTTTTTCACCTTTGTCATTAACAACATCAGCAATATCATATACGGGATATAAGATATATGGGGTGGATCTAATTGGTTCATTAATTTCGCCTTCCATTTTTTTAATCATGTCTGGTGATAATTTACCATTTTTACCAAACTTTTTCATAAAATTTTCTTTTCTCTCTTTTTTAATTTGAGCACTTGGCGGTTTAAGTGTTGGTCTCCAAAGAATAATTTGATTAGCACCTTGTTTTGGTGCATAACCTAATTTAAGCCAACCAGATTTTGAATTAACTTTTGTCGCTTTTCTATTCTGAATAAAAATTAAAAATTGGTTGTTGAAAGAATAATTAGGAAAATTAGATAACCAATCAAAATATTCTTTAATTTTTTCTGTCAATCTAACATTATCAACTTCATCAGCTAATTCATTAATAAAGATATCTATTTTTTTATTAAGATCCTCTTTAGTAATAATCGCTTCTGGTGAAATAGGTGTTGTCATTACAGCATCTCTAACATCCTCAAGCTTTTGTATTAATTCATTAACCTCGTTAGATTTACCTAACTCTTTATTAGCTTCAGCAACCGCTTTTTTTGCAATATTAATCATAGTTTCAATTGATTGAAATCTATCATTTAAAATCCATTGTCTTTTTGACGGATCATACCAAAATTTATACTTTTTAAGTATATCTCTTGTGTCAATGATTTCTTTTGTAGCTAAAGTTGGGTTTTCTTGGTCTGACGCAACAATAATTTTATTATATTCTTGGTCATTACCTTTAAGTACTTTAGTTAGAATTAAAGACTCATTAATTTTTGGTTGTTCTTGTTTAAATATTAACATTGTTTTATTTGTTTTCTAATAAATTTATTTCTTGTTCAATTTGTGTTTGTCTTTGAACATCCATTAATTTTCTATCAGTTGCTTGTATCATTCTTTTCTCTGATTTTAAACCCTCTATTTTCATTTCTTTTCTTAATTGAGTAGTTAAAGTATCAATACCTAACTTAGTATTTTTCATTTCTTTTCTAACTAATTTTAAATTAGAATTTAATGTACATGTTTGTAGCAAAACAAGTAACATAAAAACAGTTAATATTATGTGACTGTTTGTGTTAAAAAAATTTTTAAATTTTTCCATAATTTTTAATTTTATAGTTTTTATTAATAAATATCTTAATTTTTATAATAGTTCAAATAAATCTTTGGCATAAAATCTTAATTTCTTTACCGCACGTTCTTTTATTTGTCTAACACGTTCTTTAGTTAAATCCATATCATCTGATATATCTTGTAGTGTAAGTGAGTTCTGACCATCTAAACCAAAAAATTTAATTGCCACATATTTTTCAGAATCATTTAGATTGGATAATATCTTTTTTAAGTGATTGTCGATAGCTTTACGATCATCATCAAAAATTAAATCTGGTCTTTTCGCTGATTTATCCTCAATAGTATCATATAAAAAAGCAGAACCATCTTCATTATCATTTAATGGAGCATCTAGATATTTTATTGTTGGTAATCCTAAAATTGACTCAGGTGTATTAACTTCATTAAATTCATTTGGCATCTTTTTTCTCAATGTGTTCATTTCATTAATGATATTAACTGGTAACCTTATTGACCTTGAGTTTTCATGTAATGATTGTAACATTGATTGTTTAATCCACCATATAGCGTATGATAAAAAACGAACATCAGTTTGATTATAATCGAACCTTTCTGAAGCTTTAATTAATCCATAGTTACCCTCAGAGATTAAATCTATAATATCTAAACCCTGATTCTGATATTTTTTTGCCATTTTAATTACATACCTTAAATTTGAGTAAATTAATAATTCTTTTGATTTTTCACAACCATTTCTAATTTTTATAATTAATTTATTTTCCTCTTCTCGCGTTAATGTTGTGTATTTTCTAACATCTTGCAAGTAGCTGTTAATTTTTGATTGGTTAATAAAATGACTAGTGTTATTTTTCATCTCTATATTTTTTTAATATTATTTTTTCTTCTTCTGTTAAACTATTAATACCTTTTTCGCTTATTTTATCCAAAATAGGATCTATTTGTTCCATTGTCACTTCCGATAATTGTTGATTGTCAGTATTATTAAAAAATTCTGTTTCTAACATAGATATCACAATTTCTCTTTGTTTATTTATCATCTCAACAAAATGTTGCGCATTATCCAATGACGTATTTAAATCAAGACCATTAATTGGTGTATATAAATGTTTGTTATGATTTTTTTCTAAATTCATCGCGTGCTTATTATTATTTAAATCAAATAAAAAATAACTATCCATATAATCCTTATATATTTTATTGAGGATTTCTTTTATCTCAACAATGTTTTTAGTTGTTGTAAATCTAACTAATATACAAGATGTACCAATACTATATCTAAATAAAGAATCATGCTCTAAAATAGGTGTAAAACCATGTTTAAAGTTATTCGGAAATTTACCAACAAAAAACATTAAATATTCACGTTTTTTTCTTTTAAAAAGATTACTAAAAAAAAGATAAACATGAAATTTTATAAAAAACAATAAATAACCCATACTACTATTTTTCATTTACTGTTGATATATTATTTTCTTTTTTTACGGTTACTAGATGATCCGCCCAATCTAAGATAAGTGGGTTATGACTAATAATCCAAATATGTTCAAAAAATTGTTTAAGCTTATCAAAAAACAATCCAATTTTATCTAATTTGTCATTCGAGACTTTACCAGTTACTTCATCAAATATAATAATATTTGGTT